GCAAAACTCGAACTCATTAAACACGAGGCCGAGTGGACCGCGACGCACCGGGTCACTTTGTTCATAGATGTGCAAGGTACGATACACGAGGGCAAAATGACTTGCGGCAAGAGACTTAAAAATCTTCTGCTGCGTTTTGTCATGTGCTGTTGTTGCGGGAGGCGCAAAATTAAAATGAGGAGGAACGATAAGGACGTGAAGAACAAGTCTAACGACAAGACTAAGTTCAAAACATCCAAGTCGATGAGAGTGAAGTTTTGCTGTTGCTTCAAGACAAGAGTGGTTGAAGCAAAAACCAAACACTATCACAACTATGAATATGACCACTCCCGGGAGGCAGAGATCTACACCAAGATGTATGAGATCATCCACACGCACGCAAAATTGTACGGGCGGCGTGGACTTGATGGCACTGGGGCCGTCATGCCATCACTTGTGAAGTACATGGAGACTGTGCTCGCGAAGAACCATCCTGAGGAGCTTGCGCTCATGTTGGAGAGACCGAACGTCTACACCGACACACTCATTCACTGCGTCAATCAGTTCCGCATCCGCGCCATTGACGTACGCTCAGCCCTCTCAAATACACCAACTTTTCGGATGCTCCCCACCTCGGACTCCTCGCCATTGCTGCAGCAGGAGCGCGAGCTGCGTTAGGGGTTGCTGAAGATAAGGTCGCTTTCATCAAGGTGTACCCAGTGTCCTGCGACATAGATGAAACAAGTGAAAAACATTTGTTTCATTCTAATAATCGCTTCAACGTCACTCGTGGCAAGAAGTGGTTCGTCGATGGACAACTAAAATTCCCGGAGATCACCCCCCGTCCCAAACGTGATCTCCTCTACCGAACCCTTTTCGGTCCCTGCGTCGCACATAATGGTAGAGTACTCGCCAACGATAACATTAGTGTGCGCCACGCATTCTGGCGTCTCACACGCGCGCGTCGACCCACCCCAGAACGACTCAGTCTCGGTTACCCCGGTACTCTTGACGACTTCTGTGATGGCTACGACCAGCTGCTAGCGGACGAACAGGAAAATTTTGTAAATACACACACACCCTTTATTGACAAACTCACTAGACTATACGCACCACATATACAATATTTCAAAGGCACAGAAGAAGAATGTTCGGACCACGTCGACGACCCTCATGAGAAACGTCTCTTGAGGTTAAAAACGTGGACTGACTTGAATGCAAATGGTCATCGATTCAGACCTCTCTGGGTTAAGCATGTCCTATATAAATTCAAGAAAGACGAAATCGCGAAGTTCGGCAAAGAAGGCCGGATGATCGGAGACCTTGGTATCGCCGTATCACTTCAAGGTTTCGTCTTAACATCCCTCATCAAAGAGGCTATGTCCTTGTCACCGATTTTTGTGTTCGGTGGCAGGCTCCAGTTCTGCTCCAGTCCTCGTCAAGCTGACTTGGATGATGCCTTTCATACACTACTCCGTCCTGTATATAAGTTTGAGATGTTTTA